GCATAAATGTCTTCGTACTCGCGGTCGTAGCTGTCGTAGCTCATACCAAAGAGGCTGTTTAAACCCGGTTCTAATTCCTTGGCTAATTGCGCCCTTGAAATTGCCATTAGTCAGTCTCCTTATGCTAGACCAGCAGATTTAACACCGGCAATGTGGTTTTGTATTACCACAAGCACGTTAGTGTTAGCACTAGCTACGTCTTCGTTTGCAGGATCTTGAGAGATGTCCAAGGCTTTCAGCGGCAAAGTTGTTGCCGTTGCGCCAGTGGTCACATCAAGTTCCACGTTTGATCGGCCAGAAGCTGTATCGCCAGTGGTAGCTTGATCAACAATATCAAAATTGCCGAACAGGTCTGCTACTGGGAAAGCTGCATCCGCTTGAACTGAGAAAACGACCATAGGATCGTCTACAACAAAAGCAATGATGTCTGATGCCGAAATTGAACCGGGATAGTAATTTGAAAAAACTTGCTCACCGGAAGTTGGGTCAGTGTACATGCACCCATTAAAAACCCCGACTACGGGGACAGTGCTACTAGCTGCGGCTCGTTCGATACCACCTCCGGTTACCTGCTTAACAAGATCTCCTTGAAAGATCTTGCCGCTTAAACCTGAAGCTACACGATATCGACTTTGGCCACCAGAGTAGGGAGCACCGCCCATCATACGGACGGGTCGTAAACCAAAGGCTGCGTCTTTGTTAGCCATTGTTTTTCTCCTTTAGACTTATCGTCTGCCAAATGTGACTTGGGAGTCTCGCTGCGGGTCATACTTAACGTAACGTGAATCGCCACGGGTCTCGTTGAACATTGTGTTATCCAATGCGTCACGAGCCGCTTGGTTCTTATCATTATAATAAGAGTTTCGCTCTTCAATCGTTTCGTTAGGAATTTTCGCCAGCAATAGTCCTTCGTTGTAAATGACGCCAGCGTGTCTACCGGAATCCATTGTGGGAAGTTCCCACTCTGGAGGTAAGTCAGAACCTGTTACCAGTTCCCAACCTTCCCTGATCCTTCGACTAACGTTAGCCCTATCTTCCGCTCCCAACATGCTCTCTCGAATCCACCGGTAGGTGTATCCGGGAGGTGAGGGCGGAGTTTCAAGCTTTCGAACTGGTCGCCACGGTCTTCGTCGAGCCTGTTTATCGTGCGTCTCGGATTCACGCGAAGCGCGGGTTTTCGTTGTATTCGTCATTATCTTGCCTCCCTTTGTGCAATTTTTTGCTTTTCTGAAGCTACACGTTTTAACCAAGCTTCCTCAGTCATGTTGTGTGGCTTCAGACCACGGAGGCGTTGAAGTTCAGAATTTGTGAACTTAACACCACGCTTGTTGCTTCGTGATTGTTGCCGACCAGCAGGGCTGGCGGAAGCGACTCTTTGCACGTTGGGTCTTTCTTCCTTTTCACCGGCTTTTGGTTCCGTCCTGAGATCAGGATAGATCCGAAAAACTCTTGTATCCAGCTCATTGTAATACTCTTCTGAGTCTGGTTCAAATCCTTCGTTCATAAGGTTGAAATGCGTAAAATAAGCAAACTGGGTTGCTTGCAAATTTTCTTCGTTCTCGGAGTCTCCGTACCACTGATTCTGATCGTGCCAAGACAAAGCTTCGTTTGTTGGTTTGATCTCTTCTTGCTGAACTTGCTGTTGTGGTTGCTGAGACGGGTAAGACTGATAATTCTCCTGCTGAGGCGCGGTAGCTTGCTGAACAGGTTGAGATTGTCGAGATTTAGCCACCCTGAGCTTTTCTTTCTGAATCGCGATGTCATTTTTTAGGGTGTCAGCCTTGCTGATCAGGTCTGCATCTCCTGACTGAATAGCTTTTTTGTAAATGTCATCAATCTGGCTTTCTTTGCTAACCAGCGCTTCTTCTTCTTTTTGAAGAACGGTATTCTGCTGAACCACAGAATGTTGGCGGTAAGCATTAAGCTCTTGATCTTTCTGCATCGCCAACTGCTCAAGATATTCAGCGCGATCCTCAGCTTGTTTGGTTTTTTGATTAAGCTTGTTTATCCGCTTAGAAACGGATTTCGTATAACGTTCAAGCTCATCACCATCGTTTTCCGAGCCTGCTTCTTGACCCTCTGGCGGATCTTCAACAATCTCAACGGAAATCTCTTCTTCGGCAGCTTGAGCTGCGTTTTCGTTTTCAATCATCTCCAACTACTCACTATATCTTCTGGGTTTAAAATCGTTCCGATAACCTCGTCATCATTGATGATGCGAACCTCATCCCCCTCGTCCAGCTTGAACCGAGCACCTGCGTATCGGCCTATCAAGGCCCAATCGCCTTCCTCGCACCAAGCAGTCTTTCCAAACTTTTCTGCGTCCGAATAGCAGAGCGGACCTTTTTTGACAACGTAAGCGACAACCGTAGCCAGCGATTCGCGGTCAATGGTGTCTTTCGTTAAATGAATGCCGCCCTTGCTTGTCCTTTTGCCGACATACGGAATGACAAGCATCCGCCAACCAGACGGACTAGGCATGCGATCTAGTACGCTTTTGTCCAACAAAGACGGATCTAAAACAAGATCATCTTTTTGAACGAAAGCCGATTCAATCGACGTTTTTTTCACTAGCGCTCTCCTTTTGCGTAAAAATCTTGGATTTGTTGTTCCACCAAGTTTAACGCAGTTAGCTCTCCCTGCAAAGATTTATAATGAAGCATATCTTTGAGCAAACCTTCGCACATTGTTTCAACTATCAAACTTTTGCGGTCGGCGATTAATCGCTTCAGGGAAGAGGCTAGATCAATGTCGTCCCTCATACGCGCTCGTAATAGTCTAAACCGCGAGTCGCTGCGCCTGTGCCGCGAGTACGCATCTTCTTAACTTTTACCTTGAGCTGTCCTTTCGAGACAGATCCGCCGTCTTTCATGCCTTTTGCTGTTTTCATGGCAACAGCGACAGCTTGCTTTTTGGGCTTACCTTCTTTTCTTAACATGCTTATATTCCTGCTAATGGTTTTTTGACTACTCCCCTTCTTCAGCGGCATCGTCTTTCTCCTCAATGATTTCTTTTTTCTTAGAAAAAACTTTCGCCTTAAATTTTGGCTTAGGCTTCTCTACAACAGTTTCCGAAACAGCAGCTTTTGGTGCTTCAATAGAAACCGTGGCCTTGGCTGGCGCTGGAATACCTTTCGATATCCGCTCAGCCTTTGCTTTTATTCTTTCTTCGTTCGCCTCTTCGCGCAACTTTTTTTCGGCTGCTCTGTTGTCGTCAGAGGTTTTTTCGGCTGCCCTCATCATTGCTTTATGCGCTTTGAGGTCGCGCTGTTGGTCTAAAATATAGCTTGTTGTCATTTTCTATCCCCTAAATTTAGCTTGCAGCTCAAGCAATTTCAACTCAGCTTGCTGCTCAAGTCTTTTCATTGCGATGTCAAGCTTATCATCTGCTACATCTTTTTGAACGTTGATGCGTTGTTTCGATATTTCAGATTCAAGCAGTTTTTCTTGCTGTCTTTGAGATTGCTTCGACTCAAATTGATCTTGATCGACAACCATCTCTTGCTCGCGAAGATCAAGTTCTCTTTCGCGAATCTTAACCAAAGGATCTTCTTCGTTACCTTGGCCAATAGACATCAAGAAATCCTGAGTCAGCTCAGCCATTATTGGAGCAGAAAAGCTTTCAACAATCATCTGAATTTGACTAGCAACTTGCGGCTGCTGATCCGGCGGAACTTGTTGCATTTGCTGCTGCATCTGCTGTATTTGCTGCTGTATCTGAGGCGGAATCTGCTCTTGAGCCATCTGAGTGCTCATAAACTGCAAGTGCTGCATGCTGTGCGCGATCACCAGAGATTGTAACTGCGGCGTGTCTTTGACTACTTGGGTCAAAAATAAAGATCTGTGAGCGTCAACATGTGCTTGATGATTCTGCGGCTCAAACGCTTGCTGGGGCTGTCCGATCATTAGCCCGCTATTTTCTATCCCGGAGTCAACCGGCATCGGAGTTGGTGGTGGCGCAGGCGGCTGCAAAAGGCTGTCAACATCATCAACACCGAGCGCGGCGTACATCCGGCGGTAAGCTTCGTACATCCCTTGCGGGCCGTGAATCTCTGGGTTTGACTGAACGAGCTGCATCAGCTCTTGAGCCATCGTTATCCGCTGAGATTGGCTAAATATGTTTGGATCCGAAACCGGGATAACGTCAACACGACCATCGAAGTCTGTTTGTTTAACCTGTTGATTACCGTTTGACGTTTGGTATGGGTACGTTGGCGGCAGATATTCAGAGAAAACTTTGGCCAAAAGTTGAAACTCAATCCGTTGGGAGTAATGCAAGCGCTTGTGTATCGCGCTCATCACTTTGGTGCCGCGCTCAAGCAGTGCGACCGTTGTACCAACGGGCATAGCCTGATTCATGTCGCCAACATTGGTGTCCGCAATCGACGCAAAACGCTTGCCGGATTCAACCAGCATTCCCAGCAATTGCATCAAGACGTTAGACGGCTCTTTCACCGGCAGCGGTATCAAATTTTCTCGTAATGAGCCACCAGTGGTGTCAATATCTCTAAACTCTCCGGGCTGGAGCGGTTCGTCCTCATCGCGAATCCTCATGCCTCTGGCTTTAAATCCAGCAGGCAGATTTGCGATGGTACCGGCATCAATTAGCTGTCGCAGGATGCTCGTTGCAGCCTTGGAGAGACCGCCGATCATGTGGCTTAATCCAAGACCGTAAAAACCCAATCCGGGCAGAAATTTGTACTGAACAAAGTAGTTAATTTTTTGCTTGAGAGGGTCTTGTTCAGCATAATTTCTGCGAAGCGCTAAGATTTGCTGACTTTGCTCATCAATCGTGACGATGTAGGGTAATTTTAACCCGGTAGGCTGTCCGTCAGCGCCAATATCTTCATACCCATCCAGATCCAATATTGTGTGGACCTCATAAACCGTCCTGTCTCGGTTTTCTGAGTAATTTGGCTGCATGCCTTCTATTTCATCAACTTCCTCTTCAATATCGCTGCGGTTAGAGACGTAAGAGTCGCCTTTTAGCTCAATATCCGCATAAAATCCGGTGAGCTGCTGCTTCCTTATCTCGTTTTTGCTCATGCTAATGACATGAGTGACTCTTTCTGCCGATAAAATGTCAGATGCTTCGTAGGGAACAATAAGATCTTCTGGCGCGATAAATTTTGATACCGCTCGACTCAATGCTTGGTCGTAATAAACTTTTTTGAAGGCGGATCCAGCGATTGGAAGGTAAAAAAGAAGCATGTCCAACTCGGGATCGTACTCTTTCATCACGTTCATGACGTAAAAATTCATGAAATCGCCGACTCTTTGCGCCTGCATGTCAACTTCCGGGGTTCTATTGCCGACAATCTCTGTTTTGACCGGCCCCTTGGCTGGCAAAAGCTCCTTGTACGCCTGAGCTTGAAATTGCGTCACGCTTTCGGCAAGGATAGGGTGAATCACGCCGGAAGAGCCTTGAAACGGAGAAGATCGCATCTCGTCAAACTTCATTCCGAGGTATTTTAACCCGTCAACATACGTTTTTTCCCATTCTGAGCGGCTTTCTTTGTCGGATTCGATGGATTGCAAAACGTCATCGGCAAGCTTTCCAAGGTCAGACTTGTCAAGAAACTCGACCAAATTAGAGTCAAATGGTATCTGTGGCGTTTCTGGAACCGCGTCGATTTCGTCGTCGATTAATATTTCTTCTTCGTCAACCAGAATCTGAGCAGCGTCCCTGATCATGTCTTCTCGAGAAGGGTCTGGCTCAACCTCAACTTCTCTTGATAGAGGGATTACGTCTGGATCGTCTTGAGTGCCTAAAAGTCTTTCCACTGCCATTAGTAATACACCTGTCTATTGCGAGGCAAAAACCTAGCCTCGTCTTGGTAATCGTTTTCGAGCGTAACAAATCCGCCCTGCCTGAACCTCATTAGCGCCATTGTAGCAGAATCGCAAAAATCGTCATGATCTCCGTAAGGAAAAGATGCCATTTCCTCTATCACTTCTTCGGCAAACGTGTCTTCTGGTGCCCAAACCATCGCAGATTCAAACAATGGGGCCACACTATTCATTCTCGCAATCTTATCCTGACCGCGAGAAGGAGTATAGGCCGTCACCGGGATGCCCATTCTCCTTAATTCTTGAGTCAACGGGGTGCCGGAAGCTTTTGCTTCAATTAACACGCAATCAGGCTCCCAATATTTGTATTCATCCATCGCAATTTTTTTAAGCTCGGGAAAGTCAACGCGGAATCTTTTTGCGTCTAACAGTATGACGCACTCTGGGCCGTCAACTTCCGGGGTAAACACCGCCCAAGTTGTTATTGCGGAGTAGTCAGCGGTCTCTTTCTTGCTAAAAGCCGTGTCGTAACTCTGTATGACGTAAGAATATGCCGGGACATAATCTTTGTCCCAAACTTCCCACCATTCGCGCTTTACGATTGAACCCTCTTCGGCGGTTGGGTTCTGCATCCACTGAGAGTTCCACTTTGCAATCGGTAGGGATGCCTTGACGCTGAGAAGTTCTTCCTTTTTCCAATACTCGGGCCAGAGCGGTTCATCTGA